GCGCTATCCACAGCAGACTTTGCGTCTTTGGACTTCTCCATCACCACAAACGCGGAAGCCCTGCGTGCGATTGGCAGTCTGACAAACATCGCAGTGAACCAACGTTCCATCGGCGTGAGTGGCAACTTCACAGTGTTCAAAGAAGATAAGACCTTTGATGACTTCAAACGTAACTTCACGGCTATTGATCTCGCAATTGTAACGGAAGACAGCAACGGTGATGGATATGTGTGGGATTTCCCTCAAGTCTATATCACAGATGGAAGTAACAACAACCAAGGGGTCAACTCTGATCTTCAGGACGCGATGTCCTTTACTGCGGTTCTCGACCCAACACAGGTTGCAACGGCATCAGTGACCAAGTACACCTAGTCTTATTGACGAAATAACTTCTTTATAGTAGTCTCCTGTGGTAACATAAAACCACAGGAGATTATTTATGTCAGAAGTCAACTTCGGCGCAGGTCTGAAACGTAACCTTGAAGCTGAGTATGAAGGCGCATGGGTTGAATTGTCGGATGGAACTGAAATCAAAACCCGCGCTGCGACTTACAAACCTTTCGTTTTGAAAGCAGCTAAGATTGAAAAAGAGATTAAGGCTAAAGGCAAAAACGCTGTTGAGAATGAACCCCTGCGTAAAGAGTTGAACCGTAAACTGCATACGCTCATTGCCAAAGAATTGTGGGTAGACTGGGCAGTTAAAGACAAAGACGGCAAGAAAGTCCCGTACAGTTTTGAGAACTTAACAACCATCGCAGGTGTTGACCCCGCAGATGAATCATGGAACGCTTTGTTCAGTGAGGCGTTTGAACTAGCCCAAGACCTCGCCAACTTCGACGCTGACGCAAGGGTTGAAGACATAAAAAACTAACTGAATCCCTGCACTGGCATCTTCAGTGGGGGAATGTCCATCCTGAACACATGGAACTGATTGAAAAGCGACGGGCGAAAGGTTTGCCCGTCCCTGTTCCAGTGCGCCCAGAACTGCCGTCATGGCTTGTGGAGTTCTGGCAAGCCTTCTGGCTCATTAACCGGCCACGGCAGTATGCTGGGATGTCCGGCACACCCATGCCTTTGACATTAGAGGGTATCAAGACATATACTGAAATTTATGGTACAACAAACATAGACGAGTTTGTTGAGTTGATATTCTCTATGGACAACACCTACCTAGAGCATCAGCACAAGAGACTTGAGAAAGAGCAACAAACCCCTGAAAAGCGGGAAAGCAGGATAGTCAATGGCCGACATAACCGTTCAGATAGCCCTTGATACCAAAGGCGTTGTTCTTGGGGAGCAACAGTTCCGGCGGTCAACGGAAAACATCCGGCGCAGTGCCAAGCAAACAAAGCAATCTGTCGATAAAAATTCTGAAGCATTTTTTGCATTACAAAAAGCTGTCCGATTAGTCGACGGCCCACTTGGCGGTGTCGCTGCACGTTTTGAAACCTTGAACTCAGTGTCTAAGGGCGCAGAACGCTCAATGTTAGGTGTGGTTGCCGCTGTCGCTGCCGCAGGTGCAGCTATCACAACTCTGGTACGCGCTGGCGACCAGTTACAGCAATTACAGAACCGACTCAGACTGGTTACAAATGGCATTGATGAACTCAATCTGGCTCAGGCACAGCTCTTCAAAATATCACAGGATACGCGCACAAGTCTTCAGGCAAATGTGACTTTGTTCAGTCGTCTGGCGAGGAACGCCAGTCAATACAACATATCCCAGAAGCAAGTTCTGAGCGTCACTGAACTCGTGGCAAAAGCAACAGCAACACTTGGCGGCAACGCTCAGTCCACCGAAGCAGCGTTGTTTCAGCTATCGCAGGGTTTGGCGGCAAACAGATTGTCTGGGCAGGAACTCAACTCCATTCTGGAACAAGCCACCCCCATCGCTACAAATCTTGAGAAAGGTTTGAAGAAATTAGGGTTTGAGTTTGATAGCCTCAAAAAGTTCGCAGAAACCGGCGGCATCACATTTGAGCGATTCATAAAAGCATTAGAGGCAATGAAATCTGAGATTAACCAAGATTTCTCGACCGCAGTAGTGACGCTCGGCGGCGCGTTCCAGAAACTCGGCAACGCGATAACGGTATATGTGGGAGGTATTTCCCAAGCCACCGGTGCATCATCAAAACTGGCTGGGGTGGTTTCTGCCCTTGCTGACAATTTGGATGTGTTCTTGCAAATAGCCCTTACCGGCGGCGCAATACTGGCCTTGAGGTTTGTACCGGCGTTAATATCTGCGTTGAAATGGGTCGGCGCGCTCGGTGTTGGGCTGACACGCATAAATGGGGTTTTGTCCGTATATGCTTTCACCGCCAACACCTGTACGGCCTCCACGCTTAGGTTGAACGGCGCACTCCTAACCCTACTGCGAAACCCACTGTTCATAGGCTACGCCGCTGCGATTGGCGGCATTGTGTATGTTCTTGACCAATTCATCGACGGATTGAATACGGGGGTGGAATCCCAAGAGAAATTCAACAAGTCTCTGGACAAAGCGGTAGCCCAGTATAATCGGCTAAAATCAAGCGTTGAGGGGGTAACTGCCGCGCAAGAAGAGGCACTGCTCAAGGACTTTGAGCGCATCGCGGGGATAGAAGCTGTTGGTAAGGCCATCGTTGAACTTGAAAAAGCCGAGCAAAATCTTGCCAGAATCCGAGAAGGGCTTGTGCCGGAACTCGCAGTTTCTTCAGATTTATTGCGCCCAGGGTCTCCCAATGATGTTGCTCGCGCCCAAAACATCGCAGAAGCCCATGCTTTGGACAGGGTTTCTGGTGCGTATGAAAATTTGCAGAAAGTCCAAGACGAATACACGCGGAATTTTGAAGCAATAAAGAACTCTCTCGGCCTCAACCCAATCACAGGGAAGAAACCGGGGGAAACAGGTGGCGGTGGCGTTGCCGGTGATGTAGATGATTTGGCCAAATCGCTTCGGGATTTGGTCAGCCGTACACGCACCCCACTGGAAGAGTATCAAATTCGACTGGAAGAGTTAGAAGCCCTGCGTCAACGCGCGCTTTCCGCCGGTAAACTAACCACCGAGGTTGATGAAGCGTTTGCTCGTGCAAGTCAGGATGCGTTGGATAAATACATCAAAGACCAAGAGAAGGGTGCAGATGAGGTTGCCCGTATCTTTGAACGTGCTGCGGATAACATCAACGACGCATTTACAGATACATTCAAAGACATTTTCCGTGATGGTGTCAGTGGGTTCAAAGGTTTTGTTGACCGCATCAAGGATTTGTTCATTGATTTACTTGCCCAGATGGCGACCTTGGCAATCGCAAAACCTGTCATTGTACCTATTGTGCAAGGTGTTGGCGGCTTCCTCGGCGTTGGGCAAAGCGGCATAGATAAAATTACTGGTCAGCTCGGCGGCAGTTCTGGTGGCAGTAGTTCTTTTTCTTCTCTTCTCCGACCAACGGCGGGAGCCGCAAGTCTGGTTGGGAAAGGACTTCTGAGTTTAGGTTCTGGAGGCGTTCCTTTAGGGGGTTTTGCAACAGCTTCTAATATTCAAGGCGCGTTTACCCCTGGTAGCGCCCTTGGCGGGTTCGCGGGTAACTTAGGCGCGAACGCGCTGTTTGGCTCAGACAGAGGCATCGGTGCATCTATTGGAGGTACTGCGGGAGGCATAGGTGGGGCGGTTATTGGTAACATCTTGCTCCCTGGAATCGGTGGGCCAATCGGCGCTGCCCTCGGTTCGTTTGCTGGAAACGCTCTCGGCGGTCTTTTCGGTGGCGGCGCACCGTCTCAAATAAGTCAGCTTTATGCTGAAACAGGTTCAAACGGCCTGACAGAAACGCGCACTGCGGGGAAAACCATCGGCACTGAGTTCGCAGACGGTCTGGCGCAAGGACTTGGTACCATCACGCAATCACTCAACGCTGTTCAGGGACTTGGAATAAGCGGCCTGTCTATCTTTGGCGGTCGCAACAATGACAGAGGTTTCTTTGACATTGGTCGCGTTGGTTCACCAGACATTCTCAGTAGTATTGAGTTTGACCCAACGGATGAAAAGCAGGTTAACGAAGGACTTGCTCGCCTCACATTAGAGTTGGCGAAACTTGGCAATGTCACTGGTAAAAATCTGACAACGGCACTTGAGAATATCAACACGGAAGGCCGCACGTTTGAGGAAGTTTTAGGTGATTTACAATTCGCATCTCTCATAGACAATCTCACTTTCGTCAACCCTGTCATTTCCAGCATGGGTGCAGCTATCTCCGAACTCAACGCACAGGCCAATGAGTATATTGAGAAAGCTAAAGGCCTGCGTCTGGAGGAAGAGAAAATTGCTCAGGCGCGGGATTTACAGTTTAACCGCCTGCGTGGTGGCTTTAACCAAAACATCTCCAACCGCATCCTATCCATCAGCAACCCAACTGCGTTCCAACTGCAAGGTTTGCAGAGTGAGATTGCCCCTATACTGCGTGAAGCCATCGACATTGGTGGCAACCTCGCCTTGGTGGAAGAGTTCTATGGTCTGCGCCGTAAAGAAATCCTTGAAGACATCCTCGGC